AGCCTTTTTTAAAGATTTGTAATTTTCCAACTCTTTATCTTGACACATCTGTTTTAATTCTTCCACCTTAAATTTTGAATAATTAATGGTTTGTTTTATCTCACTTTGAATTTCATCGTCTTCATCATCTTCATCGTCTTCATCATCATCTTCATCGTCTTCATCATCATCTTCATCGTCTCCTTCTTTGGTTAATATAACCTCTCCTACTTCTTCTAAATTTTCTTCTAAATTTAAAGCTATCTTTTTGATTTGGGCCTCATTTATCATATTTTCCCCTATAACTAAATCCGAATCTAAATTTAATCCAACATCTGCTAAGCTACGAACTTCGACGTCTTCATTGTCACTCTCGCTATCACTGTCACTACCACTTTCACTTTCATTGTCACTTTCATTGTCATTATCCGAGACAACAATTAAGTTTTCATTCTGCATGTATTGTGGTTCATTTGCTTTTGAAGTTTCATACATGTTTATCTTATTTTTTTGTTCATGATTTTGAACCAATTGAAATATAACATTTACCTTTTCCTCTACTGAAGAAATTCTGTTTTTAAAGTATATAAATAGTAAAATACTACTAAGTAAAATTGTTGCTAAACATATTAACAATAGTCTGGGTTCCATAATAATTATCTTTAAGATAATACTTTTAATATTTAAACGAGCTTAAATATTTAATTTAATTTATTTAAAATTATTCTAGAATTTTTTAAAATTTCTTCCGGATAATTTATTTCCTTTAATACCGTTATACCACCTTTCACTTTCGAAATACCATCTTGTATTTTATAATAATATTTGGGAATATCATCAGCTATAACTGTTTTCATAGAACAATTATTAATATCTTTATCTGTATCTAATAAGTTGCATAACCTAATAAAATGCGTAGTCAATAAAAACTTCACATTTTTATTTTTTGTTATATATTTAATGTATCCGTATGCCGAACTAATAGCTTCATATGGATTTGTTCCCGAATATAATTCGTCAAATACACATAAATGTCTATCTTTTGGATTATTTACGACCTTATCTAATATACCTTTACATCTTCTTGCTTCAGCTTGAAACAAACTATCCCTACCAGATGTATCAGGAATATTGATATAGCAATGGAAATGTTCGAAAGGTGATATTTTTCCTGATTTAAAATATCCAAATCCAAATTGTTGTGAAAAGATGGTACTCAATATCGTAGCTTTTAGTATTGTTGTTTTTCCTGCTGCGTTTGGTCCTGTAATAATTTTATTTTTACTAAAATCTATATCATTCGTTATAGGATTTTCTATAGAAGGGTGGTACAGTTTTTTATATTTTATAGTCGTTTCATTTTTGACGAATTTCGTTTTATTTATTTTTTTATTTTTTACTGATTCATATATTCCAATTATATTATCTATATATCCATTGAAATCAAATGAATAATTCATTATGTTATCTAAATCAAAATTATCATATATCGTGTAAAAATACTTCATTATTTTTCCTAATTTAAATAAATTTCTAAAATTCGTACAATCATCTGGTATAGTTTGGATCTCTTTTAAAAAGTTTTCCAATTCTTCTCTATTCATATTCAAATCTTTTTTGAAACTCCTATATTGTTTACTATTGTCTATCATTTTTTCATACATTTTCATTTTTTCAATAGTATATCTTAAATAAGTCTTTAATGATGAAATGTTTTCTGTAATAAAATGTGCGTTTTTGTAAAACCTGTAACATGACAATATATTTTGATAAAAATTATAAACATACATTCCAGCACAAAACATAATATAAACTTTTTGACTCATTTTAACTTTATGAAAGGATGTAAATAATTGTCCAATGGCATTGCTTTTTAGTTGTGTTATTAATATACTTTTATACATTTTCCAAGTTATTTTAATTCTCATACTTCTTAAAAGTACAAATGGAACAATAAATAAAAATAATGGTGACATTAAATTAATAACGGGTGAAAACAAGTTATAAATACTTAATATATGTAAAAAAACTTGTGAATAATTCAACCACTTTAATTTATCAAATCCGATATATTGGTATTTATTCACAAAATCAGCATCATTTTTTATATTATTCCATCTATTATACATATTATCTATTAAAATCGGGTCAAAATCTATATTTTTTGATTTTTTTATTATTTTTTGCGTTTCTTCCAAATATGCTATATTGGTTGTATAAAAATTCGAACTTTTTTCTATACTTTTTTGACCCAATTGTGTTTTCGGTTTTAATAAAATATTATAAATTGGTTTATTTTCCGGGCAATGTGTTTTTAGTAATTCTAAATCTTCCTTTAAAACTTCTGGTAAAATATGTTTTTCTTTCAAATATTCTATTGGATATTTAAAATTTAATTTCATAATAAATTTTAAATATAAATTATTATATTTTTTGATACGCAATATTTAATTATCAATTGATTGAGCATAATCTGCCGGCATTTCTTCTATAACCGTGCTATAATATTCTTGAAAATATTTCAACTTGTCTACATCATACTTTGTTTGAAAGTTAATAGCAATACCCTTTCTACCCCATCTACCACTCCTACCAATTCTATGTAAGTATGTACATTCACTTTTTGGTATGTCAAAATTAATAACAACACTTACTTGCTGTACATCAATACCTCTTGAAAATAAATCGGATGTAATCAAAACACGACAACTTCCCGACTTAAATTCTTTATGTGTTTTCTTTCTTTCTTCTGGTGACATTTTACCATGTATCTTTTTCACAGGGAAATTATCTTCTAACATAGCTTCTTCTAAATCATCAACACGCCTTGTGCTATTACAATAAATCATAGATTGAGATATTGTAAGTGTCTGGAAAATATCTTTTAATGTATCATATTTTTCACTATCGTCATTTAAATTAATATAATATTGCGATATACCCTGAAGTGTTAACTCTTCATTTTTAACTAGAATTTTAATAGGATTTCTCATAAAGGACGAAGTTATAGATAGAAGCTCATCCGGGAGAGTTGCGCTAAATAACCCGATTTGGATCTTTTCGGGCATATAATTTAAAATTTTGGACATTTGCTCTTTAAAACCACTTGATAACATTTCATCAGCCTCATCCAGTACAAGTATGGATAGATGTTTTGTATCTAAATACTTACGTCTAATAATATCATGAACTCTTCCGGGAGTACCGACTATTAATTGTGGGCGTAAGTCCTGAATATTTTTTTTATTCTCTTCAACCGATGTTCCCCCAACTAAAAGTAACGTATTGATATCCATATAATTACCCAAAGAATCAGCTACATTTTTAATCTGTCTTGCTAATTCATGAGTTGGTGCTAAAATTAAAGCTTGTGGTACATTTTTTGTTTCATCTAACATTTGTAAAGCCCCGATAACAAATGTACCTGTCTTACCTGTACCCGATTGTGCTTGCGCAATAATATCCTTTTTTTTGCCTTTAATTCCATATATTAATGGATATATAGCTCTTTTTTGTATAGAACTTGGTTTTTCAAATCCATAAGAATATATACCTCTCAGTAATTTTTCTTTTAAATTTAATTCTTTATCTTCCCACGAAACAATATTTCTGTAATTGTCATTCTTCCCTTCTTCTAGTATGTTTGAGTTATCCATAATACTGTATCTGTATATTTGTATTTTTGTATTTAAGTATATTTGAAAAATTATAACAAATAATATGAATATTAAATGATATTAAACAAAATTTTTAATTATATTAATATATGATGAAAGAACGTTATACTATCAGTGATTTTGATGAAATTAAAATGAATTATAACATTGATGAGTTAAATAGGGCATCTATTGATATTATAAATTCTATTTCGAAAAAAGTTGGTGCCCCAACATATAGGAAAACACCAGTATTTAAAAAAAAGAAGACGGAAAATCAATCGTATAAAGACAAAAACCCAAATACAACGTTTAAGAAAACAAAGTTTGAGAATAAAGAGGATGAAAACATGATTAATAGAGATCGTATTAGGGGATTGCTCAACAAACTTACAGATAATAATTATACTGAAATTTCACAGGAAATTATATTGAATATAAGACATTTTGTTTTTTCAAAAAATAAAGAAATTCTACTTTCAATTGGTTGTGCTATATTCAATATTAGTTCTGAAAATAAATTTTGGGTAAAACTTTACGCGAAATTATTCCATGAATTAATAGATAATTTTCCCGTGATGCGCGATATTTGTATAGACAATTTTAATAATTTTATGTCGATTTTTGATAATGTGGAAGTTTGTAATGGTGATGATTATGATAAATTTTGTAAAGTAAACAAAAATAATGCGAAGAGAAGAGCTCTAACGCTATTTTATACTAATTTATATAAATTAGACTTACTAACAAATTCAGATATTTTTACTTTATTAGACAAACTTTTCGAAAAAATGTTTTTAAACGAACATACAACCGAGTTATACGAAGAAATATTTGAAAATATTTCTATTATTGTTAATCATTTGGGTGACGACTTGTCCAATTCCAATGATTGGGAAAGTGTTTCACAAAAATTAATAGACATTAATAATTTATTGAATAAAAATAATAAAAGTAAAAAAATTATTTTTAAACTACTGGATATTTTCGATGACCTTGATATCGATTATGATTAAATATATTAAATAAATATAAAAAAATGTGTACTTATTTAATTAATTATGGAAGAGTTAGATAACAATATTGATTATTGTATAAAAGAGATTAAAAAATCAAAAAAAAATATCCAACAAAATGAAATTATGGAAATTGTCGATGAAAGATTGAAAAAAATACAGGAAACAACATATGATGATGCTTTTGGCAAATTATTAACAACGCAGATATTTTACGATGAAAATCATACAAAAAAACAATTAACTTTAATAGCACAATATTATTTATTATCAACACGAAAAAAAAGGAAAAGCGATTTAATTCAAGATATTATTTTATTTGAAAACGATCCAACAAATGAAGAAATAACAAACAAAAGAAAATTGATGTGGTTTTATTTAAATGAATTATATAACGACCGTTTTCTAAAAAAATTTATTATATATAATTAAAGTATATAAAATGCTTCAATCTGTATTAGATGATGCCATTGAATATATTGAAGATAAAGAAATAGAAGAGTTGGATGTGGGAAAAAATGTTTCCCTGTACGAAATGGAGATATTCGGTATTAAACTTGTTTTAACAATAGGTAATATTAAAAATGAGCATAAATCTGAAAATATATTATACACACCTGTATATTTGGTAATTTCTAAAGAAAATATTGAGAAAATTGGTTATTATGAATTTTATAGCAGCGAACTATCATCTGTTTTGGACGGTGACGGTGATATAGATTTATCAAATATGGAAGGACCATTGCTATTTGATTATGTTGATAGTGATTATATTATCAATACTATAAACAAAAGTACATTTTTAAGAGAATTTACTTTAGAAGAAGAAACCTACTTAGATAAATTGGGCGAAGAGGATAAAAGCGCTGAATCAAAGAAAGTTGATTTAGATGTTGACAACGAAGATGAAGAAAAAGAAGATATATATGATAATATTGAACAGGTGGATAACATTCAAAAACTTTTAAAAGAAAATGAGACTAAATTTAAAAAGCAAATATTGTTAAAATATAAAACCATGTATCTTAAAGATAAAAAATCATCAGTAATTACATCTACTAGTAATTGGCTTCAAAAACATTTTAAAAATAAAGAATATGGTATTACAGAAGTTGAAGTAAATGGTGATTGTTTCTTTGCTACCGTAAGGGAAGCATTAAAAGGTATAAAAATTAATATATCAGCCGAGACGCTTAGAAATATACTAGCTAATAAAATGGAGGAAGGGAACTATTTAACTTATAAAGAAAATTATGATGCCTTTAATAACGAATTACTTAGTTTGACAAAGGAAAAGGAAGAGTTATTAAAAAGAAATAAATTAATAAAAAAACAATATAGTGAATTTGGTCAAAAAGCCAAAGAATTTAAGGCTGAAAGAAATCGCGAAGAAATGATGAATGCTATTAAAGAGCAACAAAAAATAAAAAAGGAAAATGTCACAATTAAATCTCGTTTTGAACAATTGGAGGTTGAACTTAAAAGAGCATCTTTAAACTTAAATGAATTTAGATTTATGAAGAATATTGGGAGCACTGATGATTTTAAAGAAGCTATTAAAAAGAGAAGTTATTGGGCTGACTCATCTGCCATACACCATTTAGAAGAAATATTGAATGTCAAATTTATAATTTTATCACAAGATAATTATGATAAAGGCAATTATAATGGTATTGTTATGTGTGGGGATATGATAAGTGATACTATTTTAAAACGAGGTTCCTATAAGCCAAAATATTACATAATCGCCACACTTAGTAACAATCATTATGAATTAGTTACTTATAAAAATAAAAAAATATTCTCTTTTTACGAAATCCCTTATGATATTATTTTAAATATTAAAAGGGTATGTTCTGTGGAGAATTTGAGCAAAAAAGATAAGAAAACATTGTTTAATTATATTCCTATCTTCGGGTCATTTTTATCGGCATAATATTTAATATAAAATTAATATATAGATATGAAATTCTTACATTTACCAGCATTTATTATTAGTTTATCCATAGGTCTTTTTTTCACCTATATAACCAATCCCAATAAAAAAACAGTTTTTGTTTACCCTACACCCGAAAATGTAAATGATTTATTGTATAAAGATCACACCGGGAAATGTTTTGCATTTGAAGCCACCGAAATGGATTGTCCAGCAAATCACAATGATATTGAAAATTATACAGTTGAATAATGCTCTATTAATATTATATTTTAAATATATATAATATCAATATGTTTATGAAACGATTTATGAAAACCGAATTTGGTAGAATTCTAATTTCTATTCTTTTAGGATTAGGGCTCGCTACTTTATTTAGAAAAGTTTGTAAAGATAGAGAATGTATGGTTTTTAAAGCTCCCGATATAAGTAAAATTAAAGATAAAGTTTTTAAATACAATGACAAATGTTACCAATATAAAGAAAAAATTACTTCATGTAATAAAAATAAAAAAATTGTCGAATTTGCGTAATATTCTTATTTAACGAATCTATTAAATAAGTATATGGCTACAAGTATCTCTGCCTTACCAAATGAATTAAGTAATATAAAGGAAAATGTGGAAATGGATATCAAAGATAAAACAAATATTAAAATGACACCACCCGTCGCACAGCAACAACGACCAATAAATAATGAACTGGTTACAGAACTTTCAAAAGATTCTCTTAATAAAATTATACAAGGACTCCAAGACGCATCACAGTCCGGTTCAACTGCTTTACAGAGTCGTGATATACCACTTCAAATGGATCATATAACACATGATTTTACCGCCCAACCTAATTTTGTACCATCCCCCGACATAGATAAATCAAACTATATTCAAGATGAAGAAACCATGGAAACCCTTATCAAACAAAAAAAAGATAGACAAAAAAATAAAATGGATTTTTTCTATGATGAAATTCAAACACCTCTTTTAATTATGGTTATGTTTTTCACATTTCAATTACCCATTTTTAAAAAATCTATGGCAACTAATTTTCCAGCTTTTTTCTTACGGTCCGGGTCTTATAATTTGAAGGGACTTGTTTTTATAACAATGCTTTACGGTGGTTCTTATTATGGAATCATTAAAACCATTAAATATCTAAGTGAAATATAATCAATCCAGTTTAGTTACTTTTACATTACATTGTTTACAAAATACATTGACTAATTCATCGTTTTTATAATCGTCAATGTATTTTATTTCTTTTATACCAGACGCCAATAACATTCTACAACATATAATACATGGATAATGTGTTACATATGCTGTCGAATCTAAACAACTAACTCCTCGTTTTGCACAATCCGCCAATGCGTTTTGTTCCGCATGTATTGTAGATTGTTCATGATTATTTCTAATAATAGATTCATGAGGACAACCCGGTAAAAACCCATTGTATCCCTGACTTATAATTCTATTGTCTTTCACTAGCAAACAACCAACTTGAAGTCTTTCACATGCTGAACGTCTTTTTGTGACAAGGACTATTTCCTTGAAATAATTATCCCAACTTGGTCTTTTGAGCATTTCCATAAATTTATTACCTAATATTTAAGTAATTTAATATTATTAATATCAAATATTATTAATATCAAATATTATTAATATCAAATATTATTAATATCAAATATTATTATAAAAATATATAATTTACTTATTTCTTCTTCCCATTCTTTCTACTCTTTTTCCTCTTTTTTCGCCCTCTTTTTTTGACAATGCGTTTAAATGTTTTACGAGCACTTTTCTTTTTTTGTTTCAGAGAGATTTGTTTATTATGAAATTCATGTGGTACATGACGCAAAAACCACCATTGATACTCCTTTGAACGCCTTTTCCCCTTTAGTTTTATATACATATCATTTTTCTCCGCTCGCATAGTCTCTTTTGTTTGTTGTTTACCATAACAATTTATACTGAAACGTTTCAACAAACCTCGTTGTCTCAATCTATTTTTTTGTTGCGCCTTAAATAAAAATTCACACATACACAATATTCTATTTTCCTTATAGTAAGGTCTGTTTACATACAAAAAAGCTAAATAAAAACTTAACATTGTATCTATTGTTGCTATTCTAACTTTTTTATTATTCATTGATAAAACATTATAACTATGACACGCCGTAGGTTTATATATAAAAATAACCGTTTCGTCACCTATTTTTAATTCAATATGTTCCGCTATTGTTTCACCAATATTCGGTCTTTTAATTATTTTAACCCCTCTGTAGCCTTCTGATTTAAGTTTTTCCTTTAAAATCATAGCACATGTTCTAGGATCTTCCGCCAATACATCAAAATCTGGAATCTTTTTTAAAGCATTATCTCTGCTTTTTTTTGTTCGTTTGATTAATTTGTAAAACAATCGATTTGCGAAGGCACCGAAAAATATACAACCTTGATTTACCAATGATTCAAAAATACAATCAAAAATATCCTCTTGAATTTCTTTTAATGGTTTTTGTTTTTTTCCTTTGTTTTTTTTTAATAAATTTTCTTTTCTCAAACTATCGTTTAATAGGGACATTTGCCTTGTACCTATATCAAATATGCGTTGAATAATTTCCGAATTACAATTTTTTCCAATTAGAGGAAAATTTTTATTCAATAAAATTAAT